CTAGGGGATTCATCTACGAAAAGTCCCTGTTCGTTGACCTCTACGAAAACGGGGGAGTGTTCCTGTTCGATGAAATCGACGCTGCGGACCCCAATGTTTTACTCATCATTAACTCTGCGATCGCCAATGGCACGTTGGCCGTGCCAGCAAGGACGGAGAAGCCAATCGCTAAAATGCACCAGGACTTCATCATCATTGCCGCGGCCAACACGTTCGGGAGGGGCGCAGATAGATTGTATGTCGGGAGAAACAGCCTTGACGAAAGCACGCTGGACCGTTTTCGTTTGGGCACGGTGCCCCTCGATTACGACAAACAACTTGAAAATCGGTTGTGCCCCGATAAGGAACTCCTGGACGCGGTTTGGCGCATCCGAGAAGCCGCCGGTCAGGCAAAACTGCGACGGATTGTCTCAACCCGATTCATCAAAGATGCGTATATGGCCCGCGTAAAGCTCGGCTGGTCTTTGAAAACGGTTATCAATCAACTAGTGCTCGGGTGGAGCGACGACGAGTTAAAACTCAGCGGCGTTGGCTCCATCATACGACAACTCTAACCGTCAACGGGCTAGGGGGCTGGCGCCGCGGAGGGCGCTGGCCCCTAACAGCCAGTGAGCGGGGCTGGCGGTCGATGGCCAACCGGGTTGGCCCTCAATCAGCAACCCTGCGACACACAACACAACACAACCTGGAGGGAAGAAATGGCGATACGATACCGACATCTTAGGGACTGCGAGTTTCTGAACCGTATCACTCCCGCTGTGGAAGTCACGGAAAGCGTCCCCCTCGTAAGCGATCGTTCGCATGGGGCGTTTCTCTGCCGCGGCAAGGCGAAAAACGCAACCTGCGTGAAGTTTGTGTCGATGCCCATGCTACGGTTTGCGGATATTATCGAGTACAGCAAGGAGACGCGAGAGCACGAGCTTAAACAAGCCCGTATTAACCTCAACGACGACGGTTTCATCGGGAGATTCTTCTCATCGTGGGACCAGGTGTACGCTGCCCTCAACGAACCGTGGAAACCCGGTATCGCGGCAATCGAAACACTGCGCGCCAAACTTGAGCGGGATGTGCAGATTCGACCGCAGTCACGCAAGCGGGTGGCCCGGTGGGACGAGACTGATGGCCACGAGATGGATTGGGACCGTCTTCAATCCGGTCAACCCTTCTGGCGACGCTGCCACCGGCAGACAGCGAGCGGGATTCAACACGTCGATATAAAAGTCAATATCGCGGTCCCCTATTACGTGGATTCCAACGACGTGTTCTGGCCGATGGCGGCTGCGACTGTTCTCAGCGACCGGCTGGAGGAGGCCGGTTACGCGGTTCGGATTATCGCTATGGACGCCATGGATTCGGTGTTCACCGATGGCACCGGGCTGTCAATCGGCATTCTAGCCAAGGACTACGACGAACCACTTGCGGTTTCGTCATTGGCCACGTTGTTCGCCGGGTGGACCTATCGAACGATTTTTTTCCGATGGCTGGCAGGTGGCTTTGGCGTCTATACGGCCAACGATTTTATGGGATACACAGGCCCCTTAAACGTGTATCCACTGATGGACGATATAATCGCGACACACAACACTGGCATTGTCGCGGTGTACGATTCAGTCGCGATGAAGCAGGAGTTCGGGAAACCCGGTGGCTTTTCTAGGGAAGTCGCAGAATGGTGGCTTGAAGGTCAGATCGAGATGATCGAGGAGCAGCAGCAACGATAACGATAACCGGGGGATAACCGGGGGATTACCAGCGGGCGGGGCTGCCAACCCGGGTGGCCCTCTTGGGACCCAATCGACAACACAACGGGCAACGCCGAGCGACTCCGTGCAACCGCGGGGCAACGGCGGGAGCCGGGCAACACGGGCAACACGGGGGAAACAACCTTGGCGGCTGGGCCGCGGCAACCCGGGAAACAACGGGGAAAACGAGGGGGGAACGAAAAAACGGAATGGGGCAAAAAAAGGCTTGACAGGGGTTGAATTGGCCGAGAGAGTTTGTGTAAACGACGCGGCTGCCCGGGAAGTCTGCGACGAGTGTGGACTCTAATTAACACTTAACACAACGCTTGGACAGGAACAACAAACAGCAAACAGGAGGTAGTGCAATGGCAAAGCTGGCGATTACGACCGTTCACGGACTCAATCCCTTCGACTGTGTGTCAGCCCTCCAGAAATTCATTCGCCGGGGGATGGAACGCGAGGCCGGGGCGATCGCCTTTCAACTCGGAATGACCAACAAACAGATGTTTTCGTGGCTGTGCAACAGGCTCCGGGTGATCAGTCACGAGGACATCGGGCTGGCCGACATGCAGGCCGTCATGTTCACGGAAACCGCGATCAGTCAGGCGGAAAAGGTTTACCCGAAACCGGCGTGGCGTCTGATGATCGGCAACGCCATTCGCGCGCTCTGCCGCGCTCCGAAATCGCGGGAGGGGGACCACTACCAGGCAGTGTGCTGGTACTCGCAGGAAATCGAGGGAAACATTCCCGAAATTCCAGAGTGGACCATGGACGGGCACACGGCCTACGGGAAAAAACGAAACCGGGGGATCGAGTACTTTAAGCAGGTGTCGGCGGTCCTCAAACCCGAACCGGCACACGACCCCTACGAGGCCGACGCCTACCGGCTGTGGGAGCTAAAAGAACAACGCGGGGAAAACGACGACGACGACAGCGAGGGCGGGGAAGGAACCACAACTCAAGGACGGCTGTTGTAACGCAAACGCAAACGCCACTCGGACCGGGTGGGCCGTCATGTGCGCTCGCATGGCGGTCCACCTTTTCGCCTCTGTGTGCTTCTCTCTTGTTGTGTGCTTCTCAAAACACCCTCCCTTGCAACCGTCTAACCGTCTATCGGTTTATCCGTATATGTTCTATGTTTAGTAGTAGCAAGACGGACGGACCTGTCCCCCGGATTCCTCATGTCTGATGACACCATATGTCTGATGACACCATCGCAAACTTACTCCAACGGCAGCGGGAGCAACGCAAGCAGATTGCCACGCTCAAGCGGCTCCTCGATAAACTGACGGCGGGACATGGTGTTTCGGCAGCCACCGACGGGGCCGATTCATCGGTGGCCTACACGGAACACCGCGAGCGGGCCGCGAGACGCCAACGGCAGTTATCGCAGTCGGGAAGGGAGATCGCGCCGCTTCCCCCGGTTGCCGACCCGGAGCGGAGGGAAGCCTGTGCCCGGGACTTCCAACGTTTCTGTAAAACGTACTTCGGGAATGTCTTCGCTTTACCGTGGTCGAAGGATCATCTGGCGGTCATTCGGAAGATCGAACGCGCGATCATCGAAGGGGGCCTGTTCGCGCAGGCGATGCCCCGCGGATCGGGGAAAACGAGTCTCGCAATGGCCGCCGCGATTTGGGCAGTGTTGTACGGGCACCGCCGGTTTGTGTGCCTGGTCGCGGCCTCGTCGGAACGGGCTGTGGCACTCCTTCAGGCGATCCAAGTGTGGCTCGAAACCAACGACCTCCTGCTAGCGGATTTTCCAGAGTCTGTTTATCCGATTCGCCGGCTGGAACGGATAAACAACCGACAGAAGGGGCAGTTGTACAAGGGGCAGCCGACCCGCCTCGTCTTCACCGCCGATAAAATCGTCTTCGCCACAATCCCCGGCAGCCCGGCATCGGGGAGCGTTATCACCACCGCTGGCATGAAGGGATCAGAGTTACGCGGCCAGTTACACGTGTTACCGGACGGCACTGCGATGAGACCCGATCTGGCGATCATCGACGACCCGCAAACGCGGGAATCAGCGTATTCAGTGTCGCAATGCCGCCAACGGGAGTCGATCATCACCGGCGACGTGCTCGGCATGGCTGGACCGGGGAAAAACATCTCGGCCATCCTGTGCTGCACTGTCATTAGGCCGGGGGATTTGGCCGATACCCTACTCGACCAAAACCGGCACCCCGAGTGGCAAGGCGAACGGACCCAACTCCTCTACGAGTTTCCGTCGAAGATGGAACTGTGGCACAAATATTGGGACCTTTACTCGGAGGGACTCCGCAACGGGGGAGATGTATCCGCGGCAATCGACTTTTACAAAAACAACCAGGCCGAAATGGACGAAGGGGCGGTTGTCGCTTGGCCGGAACGAAAAGACACTAACGAAATCAGCGCGGTGCAACACGCCATGCATCTCTTCTTTCGCGACCAGGCAGCGTTCTGGGCCGAGTATCAAAACAAACCGTTCTTACTCGACGCGGGCCACGATGGAAGGGAACTCACCGCCGACGCGATCAGCGACAAGATCAACAACATCCCACGTGGCGTTGTGCCATCCGGGGTGCAGTCTGTGACGTGCTTCATCGACCCTCACCAATCGCTCCTGTATTGGATGGTGACAGCCTGGACCGCGGAGTGCAACGGTTACATTGTGGATTATGGTACGTGGCCTCCACAACCCCACGGCTATTTCACGATGCATGACGCGACTAACCGCCTCTCGACGCAATACCCGGGGAGAACGCTGGAAGCGCAACTCTACGCGGGGCTAACGGACCTGACGGCCAACCTGCTGGCACGCGAGTGGCCCGGCGAAATCTCCTCACACGTTTTTCGTATCGAGCGATGCCTCATCGACGCCAATTGGGGGCAGTGCACGGACCTCATCTACGAGTTCTGCCGACGCAGCCCGCACGCTCCGATCCTCCTGCCAAGCCACGGACGTTATATCGGGGCGAGTAGTCGCCCAATCCACATGCAGGGACAGCGACCTGGCGAGAAGATCGGTTTGAATTGGAAGCTCGCCATCTCGCAACAACGGCACATTCGGTATATCGTTTTCGACGCCAATTTTTGGAAGTCCTGGGTGTATTCGCGGCTCGAAACACCCATCGGGGAGCGGGGCTGTTTGTCGCTCCCCGGGAGCAATCGGCAAACCCACCGCATGCTCGCCGATCATATTGTCGCCGAATACCGAGTGCCCGTGACATCACGGGATCGGACTGTTGATGAATGGAAACCGCGACCCGGCAACCCGGATAACCACTTGTTCGATTGTCTTGTCGGCTGTTCGGTGGCCGCCTCACTCATGGGCATTAACCTCATCGAACGACCACCCAAAAAGAAGGTTGCGTTTTCACAACTGCAACGACAACGGAGGGGAATCGAGCATGGACGATAATGTCTTCAATGTCTTCACCGGCAACGGTTTGCCACCGCACGACGTGCCGCCTGGCCCGCCACCAGAGGACGATGGATCGAACGGCCACATCGGTTTGCTCTGCCATCGGTGCGGTTGCCGACATTTTCGGGTGATCTACACACGCCGCCGACCAAGTGGCGACATCCTACGCCGGCGAGAATGCCGCCACTGCGGGATGCGAATCGTCACTATCGAGAAACACGCGACCGAGTGGGACTGGTAACAACGGCCTCATTCTTCGCGGATGGAGTGTGTAGTTCCATATCTGGAATTAGGTGCCGGTTGTGGATGCGCTGATGTCTGTCATAATACGGAAAACTCGATCATATGGGGGAAGGAAAACGACATGGCGGACGAAACGGACAGCCAGCAGCTCGAAAACGCGATCCTCAACAACGCGGTTGGCCCGGCCTCTGCGGAGACCGAGGGTCTCCGGGTTACGCAACACAACCTCAAGGATCAGATTGCGGTTGACAGATACCTGGCCAGCAAGCGGGCTGTCCAGAACGGGGGCCTCGGGATCATTCTACGAAAACTCTCGCCACCGGGGGCCACCTGATGTTTGAATGGATCAGCCAACTTTTCGCTCCACGTGGTGGTGGTGTCCCGCGGCGACGGGTTAGGCATACCATTCTCGCGCGCTACGATGCAGCCCAAACAACGGTCGAAAACCGCCGCCACTGGGCCGCCGCCGACAACCTGTCGGCCAACGCCGCCAACTCGCCGGAGGTCCGTAAGATACTCCGCGCCCGGGCGCGCTATGAAGTCGCCAACAACAGTTTCGCGCGTGGCATCGTCAACACCATCGCCAACTACACGATTGGAAGTGGCCCCCAGCTCCAGGTGCGGACGGACGATAATGTCGTCAACGATGCGATTGAAGACCGCTTTGGAGAGTGGGCCGACGAGGTCCGCCTGGCGGAGAAGCTCCGTGTCATGCGGATGGCGTGTGTGCAGGACGGGGAGGCCTTCGCGATCCTCAAAACCAACCGCCGCCTGGAATCCCCGGTCAAGCTCGATCTGCAGCTGGTCGAGGCGGATCAGGTGACGACACCGGGACTGACTTTGCCACGGCCCGGCCAGGTGGACGGGATCATCTTCGACGAGTTCGGCAACCCCCAATATTACAGCATCCTGCGGCACCACCCGGGAGACCCCAGCGTCGGGCTGGCCCTCGAAGCCGATCTGATCAAGGCCGAGTTTGTGATCCACTACTATCACGTGGACCGCCCCGGGCAATGCCGCGGCATTCCGGAGCTAACCCCGGCACTCCCCTTGTTCGCTCAGTTGCGACGTTACACCGCCGCGGTTTTAGCCGCCGCGGAAACCGCCGCCGACATTGCGGCTGTGCTCCAGTCCGATTCGCCGGCCTACATCCCCGAGGACCAGGCCGTCACGCCCTTCGACGTGGTGGAGCTGGAACCCCGCATGGCCACGGTCCTCCCCGCGGGCTGGAAGATCGGCCAGATTGAGGCCCATCACCCCAGCACGACGTACAGCGAGTTTGTCAGGCAGATTCTCTGCGAGATCGCGCGCTGTGTGAACATGCCGCTCGCCGTTGCCCTCGGCGATGCAAGCCAACACAACTACGCCTCGGGGCGACTCGATTATCAGAACTGGTACCGGGCCCTGAAGGTCGAACGCTCGCTGATTGAGCGGGTGATCCTCACGCCGATCCTGCGGACCTGGCTGAACGAGGCCATCCTGGTGAGTGATTTTTTGCCGCTCCGCGTGCGGATGGTTCCGTTTACCCAGCTCCGTCGGGAGTGGTTCTGGGACGGCTTGGAACACGTGGACCCGGTGAAAGAAGCGACCGCCCGCAAGATTCTCTTGGAGGCGAACCTGACGACGCTGGCCAACGAGTGCGCCCGGGACGGCAAGGACTGGGAGACGGTGCAGAAGCAACGGGCCAAGGAAATCGCTCTCCAGCGGGAACTCGGGCTGACCGTACCGGAGACCGTTCCCACGACGGGCAACAACACGAAGGATAACGATGATGACGAATAACGGCACTGTACTGATTACCGCGCGGGCCAATCTCTCGCTCAGCAAACCGAAGGATGGCGACGCCGCCACGACCTTACGGCGGTTACAAATCATCGCCTACACCGGAGTGCCGATGACTGTCGCCGGATTCGAGTTGCCAGTTGTGATTGATCTCGCGGGCCTCACCATTCCGAACCAACAAATCCCCGTGCGATTCAATCACAGTCCCAACCTCGGCATCGGCCACACGGAACGCATCGCCGTTGACAGCGGGCAGCTTGTCGCCGAGGGGGTGGTTTCGCGGGCCACGCCGGAAGCAAGGGAGTTTGTTGCCAGCGCGGAAAACGGCTTCCCGTGGCAAGCCTCTGTCGGCACAACCGCCGAGAAATTCCGGCTGGTGCCCGAAGACGTGACCACCACCGTCAACGGGAAGGATATTGCCGGACCGTTTTACCTCATCGAAAAAGCAACGCTCCGGGAAATCTCCGTTGTGGACCTGGGGGCCGATTCACAAAGCGACGTAACACTTACCGCCAACGCAGGACCGTCTCAAAGTCAAGTTTCCAATTCAGGAGGTCAAGCAATGACTAAGCCCGACGTAACGAACGCCGCCGACCAAAACCAACAGCAAAACGACACGCCGCCGCAGCCCGCCGGGAACGGCACCCCGGATGTGCAGGGAAAAGCCCCCGAACCGCACGTTCAGGGGCAGCAACCGGCCAACACCCCGAACCTCGATTACCAGCACGAAATCGAGCGTTTTAAGGCAATCCAAGCCATCTTCGGGGACCGAACCGACCTTGCGGAAAAGGCTGTCCGGGAAAAGTGGTCCCTCGAACAGTGCCAGATTGAAGCGTTGCGAGCGGAGCGACCTCGCGGGCCAGCCATCGTCGCCACCAGCGAACCACAAATCAACGGCCAAATTCTGGAGTGTGCCGTCCTGATGGCCGCCCGCTACCCCGACCTGGAGAAGACCTTTGACGAGGGGACCCTCCAGGCAGCCGAGCGCCGCTACAGGGGCCGAATCGGGCTGCAGGAACTGATCATCGAGGCGGCCATGGCCAATGGCTACCGAGGCCGGGCCACGCGAGTCGATAACGACATTCTTCGCACGGCTTTTCAGCCGCAAGTCGCCGCGGGATTCTCGACGGTGGACATCGGCGGGATTCTCTCCAGTGTGACCAACAAATTTTTGCTCCAAGGGTTTTTCTCCGTCGAACGGACCTGGCGCAATATCTGTGCCGTGCGGAACGTGCGGGACTTCAAAACCGTCAAGTCCTATCGCCTCATCGGACGCGACCAGTACGAGCTGGTTGGACCGGGTGGGGAACTGAAACACGGGACCCTGGGGGAAGAGGCCTTCGAGAATCGGGCCGACACCTATGGCCTGATGCTGACCATCGACCGCCGGGACATCATCAACGATGACCTGGGGGCGATCACCACCATCCCCCGCAAGCTGGGGCGGGGTTCCGGGCTGGCCATCAACGACGTCTTCTGGAAGACGTTCATGAACAATGCCAGCTTCTTCACCGCGGGCCGCAAGAATTATGCCGCGGGGACCGACACAGCCCTGGGGATCGACGGCCTGACCAAGGCCGAACAGATGTTCCTCGACATGAAGGACGCCGACGGCTACCCCATCGGGATCAACCCCGCCATCCTTCTGGTGCCGTCTTCCCTCTCCACCCTAGCCAACCAGATCATGAAGTCGACTGAGCTGCGGGTGACCGCCTCTGACACGACCTACGGTGTCTCCAACCCGCACGCCGGGAAGTTCCGGGTGGAGATGAGCCGGTATCTCAACAACACCAACTACACGGGCAACTCGAGTAAGGCCTGGTATCTTCTGGCCGACCCCAATGACCTGCCGGTGATCGAGGTCGCCTTCCTCAACGGGCAGGAGTCGCCGACGATCGAGACGGCGGAGGCCGACTTCGCCGTGCTGGGTATCCGCATGCGGGGCTATCACGACTTTGGCGTGGCCCTCATCGATCCCAAGGGTGGCGTGAAGATGAAGGGTGAGGCCTGATCCTGATGTCCTGGGACCTGAAAACGTGTGAAAGACTGTGAAAGACAAGGAGACATCCCATGACCACTTATGCCGTGTTCCTTCAGGATGGCAACAGTATCGATTACACACCGGGGAGCGACGTGCAACCAGGCGATGTCGTCGTCCTGGGGAGTCTGATTGGGATCGCCACCCGGCCGATCCCGGCCAACACCACCGCAGGGCTGGCCATCCGCGGGGTCTTCCGCATTGCGAAGCTCAGCACTGATGTGGTCACCGCCGGGGCCGTCCTCTACTGGGACAACACCAACAAGCGGGTGACGACGACCGCTACCGGCAACACGCGGATCGGCCTGGCCGTGGCCGCCTCGCCTTCGGGCCAGGCGACTGCCGACGTGCTGATCAATAGCTAAGGGAGCGCCTAATGGACGCGCTGGTGACCAAGGGTGTTGACCTCCTCGTAGCCACGATTCGCCAGTTGGGGCGACAAGTCACCTACTGGCGGGCCACGCAGTCGGTCCAGGTGAAGGTCAATACCAGCAAGACGGCGTTCGAGGTCGATGACGGCTATGGCGGGACAAGGGTGGTTTGGACCGATATGACCTTCCTTGTCCCCGCCGCCGACCTTGTGATTGACAGTCAACAGATCACACCCCAGCGGCACGACATCATCGAGCTGGTAAACGGCCGCCGTTACGAGGTCCTGGCCCCAGCCGGCCAAAACGAGTGGGAGTACGTGGACCCCTACCAGAAGCTCGTGCGAATCCACACAATGGCCATTAGTAGTAGCTAAACACCAACAACACCGTGGAGCGACTCATGGAACGGTTACGCATTCTCGATATTCTCGCCATCGTGCGAGCGATCCGCGACGCGGCTAGGTTAGTTATGCCGAATGCTTTCCCCGACCTCAACGACCCGGCCAGCCTCTACCGCTGGGGCCACGCGGTCCTGTCGGCCTGTAAGCAGGCAGTCGCTTTCACGCCGACCCCGGTGGATGACGCGATTGTCGCCTGGCTTCTCGCTCACCCCTTTGCCAGCGAAGAGGCCTTCCGGCCCTATTATCAGTTCTTCAAGGTGGTGATCGAGGCTGTCACCAGTGGCCGGTCCGACACCGAAACAGCCCAGCTTGTCACCGCTTCACTGCCGCCGCGGGATATTGAGACGCTGCTTCCCGCCACAGCCCCGATGGAAGGATCACCGATTGATAAGGTGATTCTCCTCGTGCGGCTTATCCGGTTGGTCATCGACCTCTTTAGCCCGACGGCAACGCCACAAGCAATCACGGAGTGAATACGCCGATGCATGCCCGCAACCTTCGTACGTTCGCCATCGCAAGTCTCGGGATACTGGCCGTTGTCTGGACGCAACTCAGCGGATGCACGACCAGACTTGCCCTCGGAGACAGTCCCCAACTGGCCCAGCGTGTCCCCTTTGCGGTGCCCCTAGCCGACGGGCAGACGGGGACGGGCCTGATGCTCGACGCAAAACAACTCCTGGTGGTCGCGCCCGGGCAACCGCCGGTGTTGACGGTCTTTGAGGTGACGCGGCTGTCGCCGACGCCTCCTGTCCCGCCTACTCCAGAACCGCTACCACCCAAACCGGAACCGCCGCCCCCCGTTCCTGTCCCTCCGGGACCCGGCACCCTCGAGCTCTTGTGGATCGAGGAGACGGCAGCAAGGACGCCAGAGCAGGCCAGGGCACTCACGGACCGCGCCATCCGTGA